TATGGAATAGTGGTACTGAAAGCGATAAGCGTATTGCTCGTGATCGTAAGCGTAAGCTTAATTACGTGTCCAATATTCTTGTTGTGGAAGATCCTGCTGCTCCTCAAAACAAGGGTAAGGTGTTCCTGTTTAAGTATGGCAAGAAGATTTTTGAGAAGATTCAAGAGCAAATGAACCCAGAGTTTGAAGACGAGAATGCAGTGAATCCGTTTGACTTCTGGAAGGGTGCCAACTTCAAGCTAAAGATTCGTAAGGTTGAAGGTTATGTCAACTACGATAAGTCTGAGTTCAGTGCGGCTTCAGAACTGCTTGACGGTGATGACGCCAAGCTTGAGGCTCTATGGAAGAAGCAATACGCCCTCAAGGAGTTTGTGAATCCCAAGGAGTTCAAGAGTTACGCAGAACTCAAGGTAAAGCTCGTAGATGCCCTAGGAGGCGATGTTCGTGGTGAAGCCACCGAAGAGGACACTATTGAGAATGAAGCACCTGCTCGGCCTTCACGAAAGCCCACTCCCAAGACGGAAGTGGATGAGGATGTGGATGTTGAAAGTTACCTGAAGTCTCTAGGAGACGAATAAAAAAGGCCCCGAAAGGGGCCTTTTCTTTTATCCTTGTAGATCTCTCCATTGAGGAGTAGTTCTATAACTTGCTGTAATATTTCTTAAATAGTCTGATGTAATATTTGTCACATTACTGACATTATTTGAAACTTGGGTGTTGGGAGCAACAATAGGTGCTTGATTTGGATTATTTTGTACTTTTGAACTGTCTGCCATTGAACTTAAATTAGCAACTTGCGCCATTTTTGTTTCTAAATCTGCTATGCTATTTTTAGTATACTTTATGGCGTCTGCTTGATTCATGCCTTTTATTGCGTTTGGATTTAAATTGGCTATTGCAGCCTTTGCTTGACCAACAGCATCAGAGAATGATATTTGTTTGGGTTGGTTTGATTCTGTGTACTGTACTGCTCGTTTAGTGTTCTCTTGAGACGCTATTCGCATAGGAGCAGTTTTGTATGGTGTTGGTTGCTGGGTGGATATTTGCACCGGAGCGGTTTTATATTGTGTTGGTTGTTGGTTTATATCTACATTCGATTCTTCTGATTGCGTATCTTCCATTGCGCGTTTACTTTTCTCTTGAGACGCTATTCTGGAAGTAATTTCAGGTTGTATTGAAGAACCAGAAAAAAAAGAACTATTTAATTTTTTAATATCATCCATTTGATGGGGCTCCTATATTCTGGGATAATCTTTGTTTTTCTTTATTTAAATGTGCTCTTACTTGTTCCACATAAACAGCTCGTTCAAATGGAATCATGTTTTCTATTTCTTCTAAACTGTAATTATGCTGATACTTCATTTGAAAGTTTTGAGTATAAAACAATTGAAGATTCAGGTGACTAAAAAAAAAATTAATGTAATCAAACAGACCTTTAATTTTTATTTCTCGTTTTACCCCATCTGAAGTTTCGTATTTTGAAATAATTTCTACTTGAGGTAAAGAATCAAAATAATCAGTTATGCTTTTAAATTGTATTGAGGTCAAATTTTCAATAAATTCTGTTATTTCTTTTTCTGACAGTTCAGAACAATCAATAATTTCTTTTTGATTTTGTATTTGTTTGATACAAGAACCCATAAATCCGTATAATTGTTCTGTTGTTTCTTTGTAGTCTGGATATTTTGCCAGTGTTTTTATTGTTGGTTCTTTGAATACAACAACTAAATTTTCATTTAATTTAACTTTATTATTAGCTTTTGATTTTGTTAATTTAACGTCTTTTAACAAATTTATTTTAATATTAACGTCTTCTGCAGTCACTGGGCATTTGATTGTAAATCCTTCTACCTCGCCTATAGATTTTGCTCGAAGTAGTAAAAACATATGCTCAAAATCTGCAATAGACCAGTCTTTAGAACCACCAAAACACGTGGAAATTATATTAGTTAATGTTTTTAGTATGGTTTGTTTGTTTTCAGAGTGTTTTGCCAACAACATGGCCTTTTCCTCAGAAACAATCATTGGTCTAAAACACACTTCTTTTCCGGAAGCTAATGTTTCGCAGTACTGCGGTAGAGACGATAATAAAAGATCTTTAATAGCCATAATTAAGTTTCAAAGTTATTATTTGCGTCAAACGCTCTATAGTATCTATAGTTCATATCCACACTTAAAGTTAAATAATCGTTAGGAGCATCATTCATCATTTGAGTTGGAAGTAGTGTGCTTGGCCACGCTTGATATAGTGTTATCCGTCTATTAGTGTTTCCGTTTTGGTCTAGGGCGTAAATATCAACAGTGCTGCTAATATTATTTTGATAATTTACTATAATTGAATTTTTAAAGGAAGATGTGGTATCGTTAATAAACATGATATTCATCCAAGCTTCAAAAAATCTTCTGGCTTGCCATTTAGAATCTACTATAAAGTCTATTATAAATCTTTCATCAAATCCTCTTTTTAGAGGAATATCAATCTCAGCACCAGAAGGAGACATGGTATCAGGAAAGTACGTGATTAATTGTTGTGGAATTTGCACTGTTGTTGCAAATAAAGATATTTGGTTGTTTACTATAGGAAACTGGCCAGAATATTGTGTGGTTATTTGGGTTGGAACATTAATAACCACCTTGAATCTGTTTGATCGTTGAAATCCGGATACTCCCTGAAAAAAACCAATCAATGAATTTACGTCGTTGTTGTCTGGATATGCCATTTTAGCCTTTAAATAGGTTTTCTTCTGTTAATATTTTAAAAGTCCACCCTTTATCTTTACAGTACGCGTTTGCTGCTTTCCATTTACATGTGTTGGTTTCGTATGTGATGCATTCGTTTAGATACGCTCTTTTATTCTTTCTAGGAGCTGGTTGTATTGTTTGCTTTTTAGGTTTTATTTCCACCATGAAAGTTTCAACTTGTTCACCTTTTAATGCTTCAAACACAAAATCTGGGTAATACTGGTGTATCTGTCTATCTATTGTAGACAGATATGGAATTTTTATTTCTTCGCTTGACCATCTGACAACATTATTGTTTTCATCCAAATACTTGCAGAACTTACGTTCCCAATTAGAACGACACACTATGTTGGCGTAATTGCCAACATACTTTTGTGGGTTTTTTGGTTCATATTTAGTTTTATATGCCATGTAAATTCCAATATATATTTATAACACATATGGCAACAAACGAATTTTATTACCAATTTCCACCACCAGGAGATGAGTACGAAAACGAAATTCCTATTTGGATGACTTTTTATGCTGCTAGCTGGTCTACCTTTAATAAACAAAGAACCAGAACAAGCATAAAAGCAAATCCGTGGCTTACTGTTAGTATCCCTTATCCCAGACAAATGAATACCAGCAACAGTCAAACGTATACTGCTGGTGGTAGTTTAAATGTTCAATCAGTGGAAACCGGCAATCTGTTAGGAACTCTTGGTCAACAAATAACAGCAACAAAAGAACTTGCTAGTAGCTTTTTTAGTGGCGGTTCTGTTATTAGATTCGATCATTTTGAAACTATTTTAGAGCCAGGTGCTAGACGAACTCACAGTTTTGAAATAAACATGGTTGCTAAAAACGAAGCACAAGCAAAAGTAGCAAATACTATAGCATTAATATTTCAAAATAACTGCTTTCCTATAGCAAATACCGAATCACTTTTAACTATGCAACATCCGTATATTTGGTATTTTGAGGCAACTTCTACTAAAGCTGGATTTTTACCAGACTATTGGGATGGAACACCATTAACTTCAGTATTAAAACAAGTTGATATAAACAGATCACCAATTTTAAATACACCATTTACCACACCAAATTATAGACCAATAGCATTAAATATAAAATTATTGTTTGTTGAACTAGAACCAGCAATGCAAGCTGGCGATGGAGAATTTGAATTAATAAACAGAGCAGAACGATTCACCAAGACTAATGGAAGAATTGGACCACCACGAGGAGAGTGGAGATAATGTTTCAATTTTTTCCTAAAATACAGTATGGATTCGAAGGCGGAACTTACGAAGTTACGAATATTTTTAAATCTGTAAATTTGGTGTTTGACCGTCCGGGAGCAATTCTTACAACTCAGGCACAACCAGGCGAACGTGCTGATCAGGTTTCTTATCGTTTATATAATGATCCTCAGTACTACTGGTCTTTATTTTTAGTTAACGGTGTAAGAAATCCGTTACGTGACTGGGCGCAAACACAAGAAAGTTACAATTCTCAAATAGAATTGGAATACGATGGTTGGGTATATCAGTTTGCTAACATCTCTGATTTTATCCCAGCAGCTGGTTCCACCGGGTTTACTGGTGATTTTTTAAAGGGATATACTGGAACTAACCTTGACAATATTTCGGCTGGCGACATATTAATCTACGAAACAGGCACTGGTCCGTTTAGTATTAAGTGTTATGGTGCTGGAGGCGTAACATCCGAATCTTCGTGTGGTTCTCCACAATACGGTCAATCTATAATCCCAGATACATTTAATCAACAACCAAATATTACTCAAATATCCAATGGTAATTATTTTAGTTCTTGCTTAGACTCTAGAGGTTACATTTACGCTTGGGGTAAAGATATAGGATTGGCTGGAATATATCTACCAGCTACTGATGAGTACACTGGTTCTTTTAATAAGTTTGGAGAACTATACAAATCTAAAACAGGAAATTACGCTTATATTGACGCATCCGGTGACAGAATTGTTGCCATCAGAGACGGTTCCATGTATTGTTTTGGTGACGAGTGTGATGATTTCACAGTGGCTGCTTCTGGTGCAACCGGAATAGTTAAAACCGCATGGACCAGTGATTTATCTGGTGGTGTAGGAATAAAAGAAAACGGAACTCTTGTAGATTTTGGTACATCTGCGCCAGCAGGAGTGACTTTTTATGATGCCGATTGTGGTGCTGGATTCTGTGTTGGTATTTTAGGCGCAAACTACGGTCTTACTGCTTGGGGTTCAAATACGTATCAACAACTAGTTGTTCCAGCAGGCGTTACTGGTATCACCATGGTGTCTGCCACTTATAATCACGCCCTTGCTGTGCATTCTAATGGTACTGCATACGCTTGGGGAGCAACTGCAGACGGCCAGTTAAACATTCCTACAGGAACATACACTACAGTTTCAGCAGGACGATACCATTCTGCTGGTATTAATACCAACAAACAACTAGTTGTTTGGGGTAATATATTAAAATATGGTGATGCTGCATGTGCTGGTCAAACCCTAGAAAAAGTCATTCCATTAGGTCTTAGTGGTGCTTTTTCTCAAATAGATTCTGGTTATGACCATATTATATTAAAAGGAACAGATACAAATAAAAAATATTTGGGAGTGGTTGAGACTGTTGACAGTGAATACAAAAGAATATTTGTAAAAACTTATCAATTCCCAGACACACTTCCAGTATCATTTGATGATCCTTCAGGCACTATAGTTTCTGTTTGGAGATACAATTCGGATCAAAACAAATACGTTCAAATAAGAACAATTCAAAATCAATTACTTGGCATTCAAAAGTATCTGGATTCAACAAAATACATACAACAAGCTGGTCAGATATTAAATATTGGTTCGGATAATAACTGGCAAAATACGTATATTACAGGTTATCAACAAGGAAACGATAACGATGAATTTATAACTTTGAGAAAAGAACTTTTAGATATTGATCTTTACAATAAAACACAGATTAAGCAATTAAGCCAAACCGGCGTTAATAACTTACAAACTGCAGTGGCAAATTTATTAAAAAGTAATACAGATAATAAAATTAAAATAAGTGAATTATGAGCGAACCGAACATACCATTTCCTAACATTATTGGTTTAAAAGTCACGATTGGTGATTTAGAGATATTTCCAAGAAATGCAACGTTTGATAATGAACAGGTATTATTTGAACAAATTACAATAGATGAAGACATGTTTGCTGAGTCTATTTTTGGTTCTATAGAGTTTGTGGATCCTAGTCCTAATCTTTCTTACGCTAATCAATTAAGTTTTGATAATGTTGTAAAAATTTCACACAATATTTCAGCAAACGAAACAGAAACTTTTGAATTTGATATTGTGGACATCCAAGTACTTACAGATCTAGCTTCAAAGCGTTTAACAGGACCAGAAGG